AAACACCAGACCAATTCCTTGACCGGGTGGTTGTAGGACAAGCGGACTTGCTTGGTGGCACCGGCGGTGATCGTATCGGTGCCAGTGTGTTGCACTTGCTCAATGAGGTATTCGTGACCCTTTTGGGCGAAGCGACGACGCTCCTCGGTGTCGAGGTACACGTACGTGCCCCAAACCTTGAAGGTGGAACCGTCCGTGTAGTCGGCGAAGTCGGCAGCCAAATCAAAGTCAATGCGCACTTCGTGGTATTGCAACGCGATCAGCGGCAAATAGAGACCCGCATTGCGGTTGAAGAAGAACAAGAGCGGGAGGTAGACCGTGCCGGCAGAAGCCTTCAACGGGTTCGTAGTCATCTTGGCGTATTGCGCCTTCTTGGAGGAGTCGAGGTACAACTCAGAGTACAAACGCCACCAGGTTTGGTAGTGCTTGTCAATGCGTTGTCCACCGATCGACAGTTCGACGTCCTTAATCGCACGCTCGGCGACCCAGCAAGAGTCATCCGCGGAGGTACCCGCAACAACATCAAGGGAGTCCTTGGAAACAAGCTCAACGTACATGTCACCGATGAGATCACCGTTACGGGCGACCGTCACGGAAACGCGGCCGTTGTTGGACGCCGTGCCGTTAACCGTTTGTTCGATGTTCTCCATCGCGAAGTTCGTGTGTCGGCGGTAAACCGCTTGGAAGAATGTCACCTTAGGGTTTCCCGTGAGGTAAACATCTTGTGCACCGTAGGCAACTAATTGCATTAAACCACCAGCCATATTGAATTTTTGGTACTATATACTGAGAAAAAAATTTCAGCTAATTCCGCATTTGCGGCGGTGCGAAAAATTATCGCCTGAGTTTTCTCAGTAGGAAGTATATGGCAGCCGTTACCGTAAAGAAGGAACCCAAAACCGAAGATGAAATCCATGACGAGCCGGAGAATGTCACCCCAGAAGAAGAAATCGAAATCGATGAAGACGAAGAAGAAGACGATGAATTTACGGACGAGGAATTCACGGACGAAGAATCTGAATTGGAAGAAGGGGAAATCTCCGACGCTGATCTTAACGTGGAGGATGATGAATCCTTGGATTTTTATGATGACGGAAACCCGGCTGCCGGAATAGAGGATCTGGCCGGATTGATGACCGAACTCATGGCGACCCCCGAGGGTGATACAATATGTACTGCCCTGGTGAATATATCCCAACAACTCGAAGTCCAAAATAAAATTTTAATTAAGATCATGTCCTCCCTCGCCAAAAAATAAAAGTAATTTAGAAGAATAATCAGTACACATACCAAGACCCGTACCTATCAATATGGTGACTAATGAAAGGATGCCAACACACTATATTGATAGAAATCCAGATAGGATTGAGGCTGAGATAGAAATAAAGCGAGATAGAATACGTAATCTCACGGAAGACGAAATCCTGGAATATATTGATCTGATGGAACAGTACTGGTGCTTGAAAGAGGGTATGGGAAATAATTCACATCTCCTGGGTTACAGACAATTAATACCCAAGCACCACCTGGATCCAAATGGCTGGCCGGAGCAATATGATATGACAGTGATAGACGGGAATAGGGGAAGGATCATTAGATCCTTATCGGAACTTTCTGCGAGGGTTCGCGAATTGGGAATAGCGGACAGTATTCCAAATGCGGGTGGCGATGAAATGGATGCGGATCTTAAATTATCAAGAAAAATCAATCGTCTCGTCGAACAAGTGAAGGACGGTTTCAAAAATATCAATTTACATTTACTTGCGTATAACAGATCTGAAAATCCGATGAAAGACCCAGAAATATACGATGCGGACCCCGCGACGTTTAGGGGTGTTCCTATGGATGACAGTAAGATAGATGATGCGTCTCCATTTCAAAAATGTATATTGTGTGCGCTCGATCGATTATATACGAAAAAGTATAGACGATATAAAACAGACTGTTGCGAGCAAATTGTCTATGATGGTCACAACACAAGAGCTTGGAAACCCGCAGAATCTATTGAACAATTTGTATATAATCTTGGAAGTAAAGAAGAGGATTTTGGGCTGTGGCAAAACCTAACAAATCATGCATCAACATTTAGAAACCTGATTGACCACCTCACACACTGCCAAGATGTGCAATTTCCCCAGATTAAGAAGGATCGTCACATGTGGAGTTTTCATAATGGTGTTTTCTTGGGAAAGGTGTGGTGTCCCGACACTGGTATGTATAAATGTGAATTCTATCCATATGAAAGTGAAAAGTTCAAGTGTTTGGATCCTTCAAAGGTGAGCTGTAAATTCTTTGATGTTGAATTTGATAATTATGATGATATAAAAGACTGGTATGACATCCCAACACCACATTTTCAGGGAGTTCTCGATTATCAAAAGTTTGAGCCGGATGTGTGTAAATGGATGTACATCATGGGAGGTAGATTATGCTATAACGTGGGTGAAATGGATGGATGGCAGGTTATTCCGTTTCTGAAGGGAATTGCGAGATCTGGTAAATCAACGCTCATCACTAAAGTATTCAAGAAATTCTATGGGAGTGATGATGTAAAAACCATGAGCAATAATATAGAAAAGAAATTCGGTTTGGGGTCAATCTATGATGCTCAGATGTTCATTGCTCCCGAAATCAAGGGTGATTTCTGCTTAGAACAAGCCGAGTTTCAATCGATGGTCTCTGGTGAAGACGTGAGTGTAGCAATCAAAGGAAAAACTGCCAAAAGTATTGAATGGACCTGCCCAGGGGTGCTGGGAGGAAATGAGGTACCAAACTGGAAAGATAATTCAGGTTCGGTTCTTCGTCGTATCCTTCCGTGGAACTTCGCCAAACAGGTAAAGGAAGCGGATACAAAGCTAGATGAAAAGCTAAATGCGGAAATACCTGTAATTCTGTTAAAGTGTATCAGAGCATATCTTGAATACAGCCAAAAATACAGTAACAAGGATATCTGGAATATCACGCCCGAATATTTCAAAACCATTCAAAAGCAAGTTGCGATGGTTGCGAGTACCTTACACAATTTTATGGAATCAACGAACTTGGTATATGGTCCGGAACTATTTGTGCCTCAGAAGCTCTTTGTCCAGGTGTTCAATCAGCATTGTCTATCGAACAATCTTGGAAAACCGAAATTCAATCCAGATTTCTATGCCGGTCCGTTTTCATCGAGGGATATAGAAGTGCGAACTGCCGTAGAAACATACGAGGGTCGTACATATCCCCTACAACCATTTATATATGGCTTGGATGTGGTCAAGGAAACACTTGAATTCGGTGACGACCATTAGAAAAAAAACCTCACTAATTATTAATATGAACATCCCACCGGGTCGGTTCATGCGTAGAGACGTGCCCCAAGCCGCACCAAGGCTTGGGGGTGCGCCTCCTATAGATGAATTTCTTCGGCAATCTAACGTAAAAGTCACACAAAGTAACCCGAATTCCAATTCCAATTCCAATTATACAGAAGAGAACCTCCGTTTGGCAAATGAGATAGAACGCGAAATGTTAAGAAAACAACAAGTTCCCCAAAAGTTGGAAAATAGAATTATAAGTAACTCAAACTATGGGAATCTAAATAAAATTGTATCAGAAAGCCCATCCAGTAATAATATGGGAAATTTCCGAGAATTCTTATACATGTCAAACAATGAAAATAACGCAAAATCACCAAATAAAAATTTAATAGTGAGCAAATTGAATATGGGTATGTTCAATGCGACGGTAAATAAGACACTCAGTCCCGGGAACCGTGTGGATTTGATAAATATATTGAGAAAAGTACCGATGCCAAAAACACAAATTTCGCAGGATCTTTATGTAGAAACGAAAGAAATAAAAGGTATATACGGTCAATTTAAAACCGGGTTCTCGCACACCCGTCAGTACGGTGCTAAGGGTGACCTGTCTCTACCGTTTTTCACTGTGCAATTTAACATACAAGTTTCAACAAATGACGAAACAAAGGGTGCCAGTATTAATATCTATAGAAACGGAAAGATCCGCTTTTCTGGTGGATTCGTGGGCAATAGTATAGAAAATCAAGCGGAAATTATAAGAAGCTTCATTGTAGATAACTACACAAACCGTTCAGAGTTATTATATAATCCATTTGAATATAACAATTTAAGTGGTCAATTTAAAATTAACGGAAATTTCAAAAATTTAAATAAAATTGCAAGATCTGCGCATGTGTATGGTTTGGAACTCCAAAGCTATGAACCGGAATTGTCACCGTTCTTGTTTATGAAACATAAAACATCCGGAGGGGAACATACATATATTATATCTAAAACTGGAAATGTCCAGATTTCGGGCGTAGAAACACCGACTAAAATGCTTCAAGCGTATAATAAAGGTGTTGAGGTTGTCAATTTGATGTATCAGGATGGGGAGATATCAGTAACCAAAGCAAAGGTATCGTCCAATAAAAGAAAGAATTCTTCAACCTGCCCCCAAGCTCGCCGTCCTCCGTGTAAAACTGGATTTGTTGAAAGAAAAAATAAAAAGGGTTATGCGTGTTGTTACAAAAAAACAAAGTCCAACACTAAAAAGAAAACAACTACATCCAAATCTTTACCGGTCATTAATGGAGACAGAATTGGGAGTAAGAAGTGCGAGAGATATTCGCAATCAGAATTGTATGACATAGCAAAACGGCTTGGTATTGTTAATATCAAACCGACAACATCCAAAGATATGTTGTGTAAAATGATTAAGAAGGTCGGCACAGAAAAAGAGCAGATTGCCGCATTTAAAAATGGAGGGACAGAATACAGACTCACGGGTTCGGGGAAAAAATTCCGAGTTGGTAAGAAACTCGCAAAGTTATATACCAAGGCGGATTTAATACGATTTGCTAAAATTATGAAGGTTTCGATTAATGAAAAGAATGACAAGGACACGATAGCCAAGAAAATGGAGAAGGAGCGAAATAAACTTTCAAATAAGGCAAAAGCAAACGCGGCAAAACCTAAGCCGAAGCCGGTTAATAAAAAGGCAGAAATGATGAAAATGAAAATAGCCGCCAAGAAAACAAAGAATGAACTCAATAAGAAAGAAATGCTTAAGAGAAGGGGTCTCACCAATGAAACCATAAAGAGGGATATAATTAACCTTTATGGTAAGATGTGGATGAAAAAATACAAAAATGTCATGGAGCCGATAGATAAAGACGTCAATCGTATGAAAGTAGAATTAAATAAACGAATTCGAAATAACCCCAATATACGAACGGACAAACGTTTTGGTATATTCCCGAAAGCTGTCATAGACGCATTCAAGAGAGATATAGTCGGCATGTGGAAAATGGAGAGAAGAGGAAAACTCAATAAAGAGGTCATTAAACGAAATCTCAACCTGCGAAATGTTCCAAACAGATTACGCAACAGTTACAAAAACGCGGTAGCCAATTTTGCAACCAGTAAGATAGGCAATAATTTTCCGGGAAAGAAACAGGTAGATAAGTTTAAGAAAACATGGTTAGAACTTAGAAAATAGAATACATTAGAAAATATATGGAAGACATTCATAATTCTCTTTTAGGACGTTTGAAACTTGGAAAAGAGAAGTATGGTCATGGAGTTCGTGTCGATTTAGACACACAATCCTGGGGGACTCAAAAAGATTCTTGGTTGGAGATGGCATCCGAAGAATTCTTGGATGGTATAATCTACGTAGCGTGTGATTATATACGACAGGGGCGAAAAAACAAACACGAACCCGGTTTAATGAGTAAATTGGAATTCAGATATAAATACTCAACAGACTTTGAAGAATCGGAAGACCCACAGAAATGGTTAGAAGAACATCGTGAGAAAGATGATAACAATCTCATCATGTATGTAATCAGAAATAGAAAAAGTATAGAAACTTATAAACATAAATATCTGTTAGAAAGATTAACTAACATCTTATCTTTTTGTTTATTAAACGACTAGGTTCAGACGTCTGTTTAATATGATTATTATGGTATGAAAAATCAAACGCCGGGAATCTTTCTTTTATCTGGCGCGAAATAGAACTGACTTCCATAGTTCGAGGTACTCCACTACAAACCGAGTTTTTCTCGATCTCTAGAAGCCTATCTTCCATATTAACGAAAATACGAAGAGCTTCACCTGAAGCTCCCGCCTCTTCCATGGTTTTGTACATCTTGAAAGATGCCCCATCACTCAAATGGAAATTCTTAGATCCGCCTATTTCGGTAATATTAATAGTTCGATCTATGGTCAGCATCCATACGACCACCGCAAGAAATATCAATTCGATCATTAATATAATACTATATTTTAAAAATCATCATCATTAAAATCGATCTTATCGGCTTCGTTTAGACTGGTAGTACTACCCAGTTTTCCGTAATCACCCACACGTTTTTCGAAAAAGTTAGTTTTTCCGTCGAGGGATAAGTTTTCCATGAAGTCAAATGGATTTTTAGAATTGTAAATAATAGGAACTCCAATTTGTTTCAATAAACGATCGCTGACGAATTCGATATATTCGCTCATTTTCTGGGAGTTCATCCCAATCAAACTACATGGGAGAGCGTCAATTATGAAACTCTTCTCTATCTCAACCGCCTCGCGAACAATTTCGTGAATTCTCTCTTTTTGGGGTTTCTGTTTTAACATATTATAAAGTTCAACGGCAAATTCCTGATGAAGACCTTCATCTCGGGAAATCAATTCGTTAGAAAAGCATAAACCGGGAAGTAAGCCCCGTTTCTTCAGCCAGAAGATAGCACAGAATGAACCACTAAAGAAAATCCCCTCAACACAAGCAAACGCAAATAGACGTTCGGCAAATGAATTACTCTTATCAAACCACTTCATAGCCCATAATGCTTTGCGTTTTATACACTCAATTTCATTGATTGCTTCGAATAGCTTCTTCTTTTCTGCCGGGTCTGTCACGTATGTGTCTATCAACAAACTGTATGTTTCTCCATGTACCATTTCATTATGCTCTTGGTATGCGTAAAAACTACGAGCTTCCGGGTACTGAACATCACTCGCAAAGTTGTCATTTATATTTTCAAAAACAATACCATCGGATCCCGCAAAAAATGCTAGAATATACTTTAAGAATCTTTTCTCATTTTCTGATAATTTACTCCAATCATCTCTATCTTTTGAAAAATCGATCTCTTCCGCTGTCCAGTTAGATAATTGTGCCTTCTTATACAAAGACCAAAGATTCTCGTGTTTAATTGGGAACACGGTAAATCTATTCAAGGTTGGATACAACATGGGTTCGAATTCCTCCTCAGTAAACTCTTCGAATTCAAAAAAGTTACCAATACGACGATCGTCTAAAAATATCTGAGGATAGCTATCAAAGTTACCCCCACATAATTCCTTCAAATCTTCCTTTTCAATTTTGATTTTTTCAAAATCTAAATTTTGCGTTTGGCATAGCCGAACAGCTTCATCACAGTAAGAACATCCATCCTTGGAATAAATTTTGAAACCCATTGAGTGTGTTAATATCGTTGAATATTTTTTGCTGTAAAATTTTAAGCAGGATGAATATTTCCACCATCATCAGGACTGATATTAAAACGAATGATATTGTCAAAGTACTCGTAAATGAAGACGGTATCGAAGAATACTTGTATGGTGTGGTTGCCATGAATACCGGTAATACACTGGGTGTTAGATATTTATGTCCTATCGAAGCCACGTATAAATCTGCGACTGTATATGAACTTGAGGCAGATGACGGTGAAATGAATCCCGTTCCGTATGAATCTCTGTCTGAACATTATCCGTCTGGTACAACTTTCAATGACCTGGAATTTAGATGTATAGATAACAATCTAAGACTGTACGCCCCACTCAGTGAAATTGATATAGAAGATGAAGACGAGACCATACATCTCCATGACGATAATGACTCGGACTCAGATACGGGAAGTGAATTTGATGACTTCATTGTTCCGGACAATGAGATTGATGGGATTGTGTGTCCTCCGCCTGGACATGAAACAATCGATAAAGATTGGAATAATTGGAACCCAACATCTCCAGGAGCTAGGAGTTTTAAAAGTACCGTAGATGCGATTGAAATGCATGCCAGGTTACATGCGGATAATCTTAATTGGCAGCGGGCATCGTCCGCCTAAGTTATTTCACCAAAAATAAAAAGTCATGCAAAATCATGAATACTCTGGCTGCTATATGGTCCGATCTGGACAATCATCTATTCATCAAGAAACCCGAAGAAAAGCCAGTAAATATACATGTATGCAAAGAATGTAACGGCACAAAAATTTTTGGACCAGACAATTTACCCGTTTGTAGTGAATGTGGATTAATAGACAATTCGTTTATAGATGATTCACCCGAATGGACGAGTGGATTGACAGAAGATGGGAAAGTAAATGACCCATCGAGGTGCGGAAATCCAAACGCAAACCCAGAACTATTTTCAGATTCGTGGGGAAAAGGTACGATAATTTCTACATACAAGTCATCAAATTATGAAACAAAGAGAATGGCGAAAATTAGTTTCCATATGTCAATGAATCATAAAGATAGATCATTGTATCATGCTTATCAAGATATTGAAGAGGCGTGTTCCCAATCTATCCCGGATTCAATTTTGAAAGATGCGAAAATAATGTATCGTCGTTTCAACTGCGAAAAATTAACACGTGGAGCGATTCGTTTGGGCATAAAAGCCAATTGTGTTTTATATGCTTGTAGATTGGCAAACGTGTCCCGAACGACCAAGGAAATTGCTGATATGTTTGGCATACACCCAAAGGATATTAGTAGAACGACCCAACTTTTCAAAGATACGATTATGGGGGAAACTGAAAAAAATTACGTAACGCGACCATACGACGTCATGCCAAGACTGCTTGGTTCATTTGAATACACGCGCGAAGATAGATACAAATGCAATCAGATTTGCGAAACACTCCGAGATTGTGTTGATCTCATGAGTAAAACTCCAAATAGTATTGCGTCTGCTATTATACTTGTTGTTTTGGGTAAAAAATATCCCAAATCTACGATATGTGAAAAATGTTCCGTATCTGTCCCGACACTAAACAAGATTGAAAGTATAATCAAAAAACACTTAGAGGTTAAAGGTTTTAATATATAAATAGGAATGTCCGGGGAGGAAAAACGTCCAATTCGTTTATTTTTATCGACCCCTTGTTATGGAGGTTTATGTCTCGAACGCTATATGATTGGTATCATAAACCTTCAACTTCACTTGATACGCGAAGGAATTCAGCTCTTCATAGATACCACGGAAAATGAATCTCTCGTCCACAGAGCTCGTAACGTCGCTGTGGGTCGGTTCATGCAAGAAACTGACTGTGACTACTTCATGTTTATTGATGCGGATGTAGACTTTGACCCGGCATCCGTGACTAGATTGATAAGAAGTGGCCATGATGTCAGTGTGGCCCCGTATCCCAAGAAGGTGATCATGTGGGATCAAGCAGCCGAAGCTATAAAGAATGGAGACGAAAGAAATATGGCGATGCTTGCCTCGTCTCTTGTCATGAATTTTGGCGCCTCTAAACGAGAAGTAATAAATGGATTCGTAGAGTTACTTGACGGACCCACTGGATTCATGATGATAAAAAGATCGGTGTTTAAAATGCTGGAGGAAAAATTTCCGGAATTATGGTGTAAAAACGATCACCAAAATAGAACGTTTGATGACTATCATGCTGTTTTTGACTGCATGATAGATCCAGAAACGCGTCGATATTTGAGTGAGGATTATGCGTTCTGTCGGCGATTGCAAATCGCGGGTGGAAAGGTCTTCGCAGATGTAAATACAACACTCGGTCACGTCGGAATGCTTCCATTTAGTGGATCCCTAGCGGATAGGCTTAAGGCTAACGCGTAATAATAGAATAAGAATATAATGAAGGTTACAACTTCTATCGTAAAAACACTAACCAGTACTCATATCAAATTGGTATATAAAAATCTTAAAATTGATATGTGTAAACCCCTCATCGTGGAACATATATTTAACGATGTTCCACCCAAAAAAAATCCAGATAATGATTTAAAGTTTCGCATGGTGAATAAAATGATTAAAAATAAAGTAATTGACAATTACCATCCATATCAATATGACGAACGAAATGTGTTAGAAGAACAAATATCAAGTGCTTAGAGATTAAAAACCTAGTTTATGTAATGAAAATCATAACGATCGTCGTAACCCGTTCAAAATCCTGTCATGTGAAAGCCCTCCATACGATACTCCGTCTAAATATTCAGTGTCTAGAAAGACACGTACAAAATGAAATAACATTTTGTAATGACGACCCATACGACAAAGCCGAAACAATTCTTGAATGTATGAAAAAAAGTGATAGAGTGTTATTTATTGATTTTGGAATTGGTATGGATCCGGAATCTATAAGTCAAGTGTTCAATAACATGGATGGAACGGGCTGTCTCGTATTCCCGGGTGTATTAGATGGCGTAGATTGGGGACTGTTTAAAAGTAAAGTCCTAGACGGTTCCACGGAACCGGTAAGTCAGATGGGGTTACACTTCGATACAGAAGTGGGCAAAAAGATTTCTGGTGACGTATATGCCGTTGAAAAGACAGCCGCCAAAGTATTTGTTTTGAATAACAAATTGGTAATTAAAAAACTAACAGATAAACAAGGAATAAAAATAGTACCTAAATTCGATAAGATGTTTTCCAAGTTTAAGGAAAAAGGAATACGAATTTGTGCATTTACAGCTGCTAAGTTAATCCATACCTACAATCATGAGTGTATAAGTAACATCCTTAACGCTGCGGGTGTATCAGCTAATTAAAGTTTTGACACAAAAATAATACATGTCTCAAATATCCCCCAATGATGGACTTCATCATTTTGTTGTGAGCTATATCCACACAATTTGGGGTTCAAAAGAATTCTTCCCGGGACCCCAGCCAATATCTATCGAATATAAACATTTTGGCTTTCTAAAAAACGACGATTATGTTGTTTGTGAGAAAACAGATGGAATGAGATACATGTTGGTTTGTCTCATGTATGGAGGAAAGAAAAAGTCCATTTTGGTTAATAGAAATTTCGATATGATCGACGTATCGGTTAATTTTAGAAGACCTGCGTATAATGGAACTATATTAGATGGGGAATTATATGAAGATACTCTGTTAGTATATGACGCAATCATTATTAACAATGAAAAGATAGGAGAACTTGATTTTCTAGACAGATTAAGTCATATGGAAAAATTGATTAAAACGGTCGTAACTATGAAAAACGACAAACTTAAATTAAAATTAAAAAAATTTCATGTCATGGATGATTTTGCGATATTTATGGATAAACACCTTCCAAAAGTAAAAGAAAACGTAGATGGAGTAGTATTTACTCCTGTCAATTGTCCTATTAAGATTGGGACTCATGAAACTATGTTTAAATGGAAGCCACAAGAAAAAAATACGGTTGATTTTCTAATGAAAAGGGGACGCAGTTTTGTAGGTGTGGGTGTTCAGGGACCACCAGTATGGCAATTGTTTGTACAAGAAAGGGGGAAACTTGTATTTGAATCCGAAATCCCGTACGGTCATATGGAAGATAAACCGTGGTTTGAAGATGGAGCAATTGTAGAATGTATGTATATTACTTGGGAAAAGGGTCCTTTGTGGTGGAAACCATTAAAGCGTAGGTATGATAAAACATACCCCAATAATAGACGAACATTCTATAGAACACTAGTAAATATACGCGAAAACATTCAACTCAAGGAGTTTTTAGATTGTAGACCAGGATATAATGGCCCGCTCGCTTAACAAAATCTCTTTTGGACACTACGTCGTCATCTTTGTAATACCATACCCCTCTATGTTTTGTAAAACTTGTATAGTGTCCCCCGTGTTGATTCCCCATATGAACCACACTAGCTATCAAACGATACTCATTATCATTGATACTTAGTTCCTCATCTACATGGACGTGACTTTTGGTATCAAACGATATCATCAAAATTTTAGGTAATTTAGAAAGATATGACCTCGTTGTAGCTACGTTGTGTTTCTTACCTTCTTTATCTTCAAAATCTGAAAGTGTATTCCATTTTGAACTCTCACGCAACATTTCCTTGAGATTGTTACCCCTGGAAGACATTATATGAATACTAAAATCTTCCTCGTGTGATGATTTACCCCCGGGCCATATGGTTTCTTGAGTTTTCTTACCGTAAAAATACGGTTTTATCTCTGGAACGGCTCTTTCCAGGATATCTATGATACATAACAAAGCCTCTTGTGAATCTTCTTCGTTTCCACCCTTGAAACGAGGAAACTGCTTTTGAAACGCAACAAGTAATTTATTGACATTTATATTACTCTTTGAGTTCTTATTCCAAAAATTCTTAACCAATTCACAGTATAAAATTGTAAATTCACAATCTCCTGAATAACCATTTGTTGAAAAATAATTTGACACACACGGAATCTGTAAAAGGCACTGGAGACAAGAATTAAAGTAACAAGTGTTTCCTAAGTTGATTAAACCTTTCATTAAAAAAACCAAATAAAAAAGACTTAAGGGGAACACGCATTTATAAATAGTTATCATGAATACGGAGATTATCGTCAAAAAAATTGAAACTGCGTTTGAAAATAATAAGAATGATCCCGAAATCGAAGTAGAAATTCGTCTCGGTAAATTCAATGGTAAGATGTTTGATACAAACGTAGGAAAAGAAGTTTTCGATAGAATTTTCCGTGGTCTTTCTCAATATCAGGGATGGGAAAACAAAAAAGAAACCAATTCCGAGGTTTTTTACCGAGATAGGGACAGTATCCGAATGACCATCGACGAGGACACCGGAGATCAGGCTATTATCCAAAAAAGATCCATGTTCAAGGAAGACTTTAAGAAAATTAAGGGCGCTCCCTATGATATTAGATTTAGTATCTGTAAAGAGGTAGCACAACCCGATGATATGGAACTGAATGATATGGATCGCAAAAGATTCAAGAAACGAATCTCGTTTATTCGCAAAAATTTAAGCATAGACATGACCATATCCACCGGAGACTCTGAAGATATGGACAATGAAGACCCAACGTCGTATCAGGTTGAATTTGAAATCGTAAAACCGGAAGACGTTTCATCGCGAAATGAATTGTTCAACATTATTTATAAAATTAATGATGTCTTCAAATTACTAGAACATAAATAATTATAATAATGAATAAACTTGTTACTGTCAATCGCCTCTATACGTAAAACGATGAAGACGCAAGTGTCTAAAACCAAATAAAGGTTAGACCAAAGTAAAATTATATGATGCTATCGCTTTTACAATCAGTTGTTGGCGGACCCGGACCACTGATTGTAGAACACGATGGAAAAATTTTCATCGAAAATTGTCTAATGATTTCCGAAAAACACGTCAATAAAATGTATTCTAGATTTAAAAATTTAGTAAATAAATCTACAATTCAACAAACCTCGGATAGATCATTCGTCATTACTAGTCACTGAACAGAATGAACCAATCTCCCCTCCTAAATTCCATCCACAGAAGGAACCAAGACCTCCTAGAAATGTAATATAAAATGCGCGCATAAACTTACGAGCCATAACTATTGTTTATATTTTTGTTTTATAAAATCACCGTAACATCTTAAAAGAATCACCGTTGCTGCATTTACACGACGTGTAGCTTCCATCGGAACCCTTCATTTTCTTGGTACCCGGCTTAGCAGACTTACCCGCCTTTACGGGGGCGCCAATCGGAGCACCCAAATCATCGCTCATGCCGAGGTCTAATGCTTGTAATTTAGATGCTTCCTCCTTACCCATGGGAGACGGGCCAAGGGAGCGACCCGACGTATATTCCTCGACTGGCGTTTCAAACGGCGGTTCTTCATCGACAAACATTTCATCTTCGTCATCGGTCATCTCGTCTTCATCATCAGTCATGTCATCTTCATCATC